TCATAGCTCAATTTCAAATTGTGTTAAATCATCACCAACGGTCACTTTTGCAGTGGTCATACCGTCCGATTTTAATTCTTTAGTCAGTTCATTTACAAATTGCTGCCGCTTTACTGTTGTTTTCAAATAACTATCTATGCCAAAACCCAACGTAGGATATTCTTTAAACTCTCCTTTCTGGGCTTCAATAATCATCCGGCAGCGTTGGTAATCAATATTGCCAACAACAAGCCCCGAAGCTATCAGCCCATTTGTTAACCGTACCGGCTCAATCTTCATGCTACAATCATCATTCAGCAATATTCCGTTCATTGTCTATATTCTATTTGTTATTGAGTCTGTCTAAGGATCAGTGTTTTATTTTTGTGTCCTCAAACGTTCCTTTTTCAGGTGCAGGAGTGGATGGGTTAAACACAATAGCAAGTGGAGCTCCATTACCGGCGACCACCGAATTAGCCAATAAAGTTTTAAGCGTTTTCATGTCTGTACTTACCTTTTGCATCCAGCTTACCATCTCAGCCAGCTTTACCATTCCGTTGGTTCCATCGTTGAAAACAAATCCATCTTTATCTGTAACCAGCGTTTTATCTCCAATTTTAACCTTAACCTTTGCAACCTCAGAGCATCGTATCACTACGGCCTCTGTTTTCATATTCTCTATAATTGCTACAAGCACCGCCGATCCTTCTGCCGGATAAACAGTAAAGCAACTCTCCAGCTCATCATCAATAGCATTAAGCCTAACATCGAAAAGAGTGGGCGAATCTTCACGTTCAACAGAACAAGTCAATTCTCCAACTTCTATAGCAGTTCCCGAAAGTATTTGCTTCACCTGCATTTTACTTGCAACCTTCTTTACCGCCAGTTCTATTGCCTGCTCAAGTTCACCCATCTCTATTCTACTTTAAACCCACTTTAAAAACCCACACAATGAAATATCATTTTAAAATCAATTCATTACTTATCTTAAAGCACAACGCGCTCAAATCGCCTGTTTTTAACACAAATCTCAACTATCCCCTAATCGGTAACTAAGCGTATTGTTCCTCGAATACCCATTCGAATCATCGTAAGTAATCACAACCTTTTCAATCAAATATTTTCCAGCTCTATCCGCATCAGCTTTATCGTCAATTATCAGTGCATCTCCTGCGTGAGTTCGTGGAATTCCAAAACCTGTGATCGTTCCGGTATAGCCATCATAGCATCTGTTATTGTATATGCTTGTTGCTATCTTCCGTAAATCAGCTTCGGTATGCTTACCTGGATAAGTAAACTGTATGAGCGACGCTCCTTTATCTTTATTACCTACCTGAATAGTTTTCTTCTTACCATCAGGGGTCATCGATGTTACTTTAACATGTAGCTTGTAATCTTCCTTACGCTTGAACTTCAGATCATTTTTTTTGGTAAGGCTTCCTGAACTTGTCATCGGATTGAGTACATAGGTATGTGTCGTTTTAACATCTTTCCCCGAAACAATATCGCGTAGGTTTACCAGCAAATGTCCATCAAGCAACCTACTATACAACCCATAATCATTTTTGATTCGCTGAAGTACCTGGAACGAACTTTCATTGTCAATCTGAAAACGTCCTAACTTGATATCCGGACACTCAAAACTTAAGGGCTTTGGTATGATATCAGTTAATACCTGATTTAAGCTTGTATCCTTGTAACTCTTAATTAAGTTGTTCTGACGCAAAGGGTAAGTTTCATCATCACAATGTATAATCAGTGGAATATCCGTTCCAATTTCGCGGATATAACCCGTAAATTCATTGGCAAAATCAGTAAAATCATCACGATAATAGCCAGCTGAAATAGTGACCTTATCACCAACCTTAAAATACTCCAGTATGGTTTTCTGATCAAGCTTACTGTAGTCTTTCGGAATTGTGATTTTTGCAGTATTGCTCATTTCCATAATACTCTCACTAATTTCAAATTGCGACACATTCCGTAGCTCCACTTTCCCAAGGGTAGCATTAGCCGTCATATTTAAGTAGAGCATCATAATTCCTACAGTTAAACTCATTAATATCCTTAAACTCATTGTTTCGCTAATTGAAATTCAACTGGCCTAATTGCTCTCACAGTCATTGTATAAGAAATGGTATCCTCAAAACCTTCCACGAAATCCAATTGAATATCTTTGATGTAAATGGCCGAAACGCCTACTTTCTGAAGTATTTCACTATCAACCATCCATTCTCTGTTTGCTTCAAATATCTTATTGATTGATTCCATTTTATCTATCGGAAATTCATGGTTTTCCATATCAATCAATAAACCACGCATCGTAATTTCGTAGGGTTCAGTTCCATATCGCTCAACAACTTCAATATCACTATTGTCAATGGGGGTTATTATAAGCTTCTTCGATCTCCGAAGGCTCAACATCGGGGGAGTTGCAAATACACCACTATAATCAGATGTTATGGGGCAGTAAGCAAAAACATACTTTTCAGTCCCATATCTCAGGGTTACCTCATCAAATGTCGATTCTTTGGAAGTGTACACGCCAACATTTAGGGTTCTGCTATCTACTGCCTTACCAAAAGCCTTTTGTGCAAGCCTTGTAGCTGTAGTTGCTGCAACAAAACCAAATGCAGCCTGTACACGTTCCGAAAAATCAAACCTCATAATTTAACACCTCTTAAAAAACCCTCATTACCTAACCAGGTCAATTCTTTTATTCTCCTTGCAAATTCTTCATCGGTTAAATGATCCGGATCTTCTTTAAAAAATAACCTGATCATTGCACCGTACATCTCATAAGCATCTTCATCTTCGCAGCTATCCGCATCATTTGTCGATTTTATGCGCGGAAGCTGCTCTATAAGTTTTTTACAATAGCCTTTCTAACAGGAATCAATTCCGAGATTCCGCTTAGTGCTCCATAAAACAAACCATCATCGGCCATTATCTGTTCTTTATGGCTCAACAAACCATCCTTTACCAAAATTTCATCAGCTTTTTTGGGGTCTGTTTCCGAATATCGGCGGTACTGGCCAACAACTGTTCGCGAAGGAACATGGGCAAGAACGGTTAAAAAACCAGTCGAATCATCATCAATTGGGATCTCAATCAGCCTAATTTTATCAGCTCCATATTTAACCCTTGCTGCTGATACCATAGCCTCGGTAATTCCTTCTGGTAATTCTTTTTTTGCTTCTGTGGTACTCATTTTTTTAAACTTTAAAGTGGTTTTAATCTTGTTTTAAAATACCCAAGGCTATAAAAGCCCTGGGCTAATAATCAACAGTTCAATTACAGCTATACTACATTGTACTTAATGTCCAATACAAACAAATCAAACTCTTTTGCAAGGTCTCCGTCAACTTCAATATCACGTCCCTGGCTCTGGAATTTGGCAATCACAATATCAGTGATCATCTCATTTTCAAGATTTGCAAAAGTGATACTGATAGGGAATGGTCTGATATAGGCCAGTCGGTGCTTGGGGGCTGCTCGTTCAATGGCCGAAACAAGATCTAACGGAAGGGCTATTTTCCCCGAATGTTCATCAGCACCCATTCTCCATGCCCTTGCTGCTCTTTTAAATCCGCGCGAATACTCATGCTTATTTTCCGTACCATAACTAAGTTTCGACGGGTTAACATCAAACATCCCGGCTAAGGTTACAACCACATCTGCTGCCGAATAATCCTCACCCATTCTTCTAATTATAGTCATTTGTTTTTGAGGTTTATAGTTCCAACAATTTCATTCAAGCATCCAGTTGGCACTACGGCAAACTGTACATCAAGAGTTTTTGCAATCAACAAATCACTGTCCGGATCAGTATAAGTTTTACCATTACTAATCAATGATTTTCCTGCCATGGTGTCAAACGATTGATCTCCAATCGCATCATAATAGCTAACCATCGATGCTGGAAGCAAACCTTCTTCTAACTCAACAGGCTTTTTCACTTCCGGTAAATACACAAGCCGTAAAGCTCGTTTCGACTCATCTACGGTATGACTGTAATAGATCGTGTGTTGGTTCATATTACCGGCAGCATCGTTAATAATAGGGCAGCAAGTATGTCCATCATTCCACCAGTAGCCCGATAAGCCTTGGTATTTTATAGGAAATACATACCCTTTATCGTTCATAGTTTCCAGCTCCGAATAAACTTCACTGTACTTCTTATGATTGCTTAATCCACCCGTAATCCATAGCTTCAAGGCCGAATCGGTCAGGTTTTGCGTAGCAACTTCACCAGGGTTTCTATTCCAATCCTGACTAGCTATTACACCCAGAAACGTACCAACATCAGCAAACTTTTTACCCAATGTCCACGATAATCCTTCTGCATAATCCCAATCTTGTCCAACAATCATGGTCACCTTCTCATACTCAGCGTCCATATCTCGCAGGTCTGTTAATGCCGTGAGCGTGTCACCCATTCCTCTGCCTTCAACTATAGTGTGAAGTGGCATATCTTTACCATCTGCCCATTCTGCAAATGCCTGTGAAACCGGAATTGCGGACATAACATCAGCGTTCATTCCATCTAAAAGCGTTTCGGTGTAACCCGTTGCCGGATTAAACACAAACCCCATGTCCGAAATAGCTCCATTAGCATCCACAGCCAGTTGTTTTGCCTTTTCGGTCATTTCGTCAATCATCACAGTCTGCGCAACAAGCATCAAATGAAGCTTCTTACCTTCGCCAGCCATCCTGTAAAATTCCGAAATGTGCCGATAAACATTTACGCTGTTAGTGGTGTCGTATGCCGCATCAATTCCAATCGAAACGGCATCGCTGGGGCGTCGTAGTGTGTAGGTAGTTCCCAATGCAACTTTACCTGCAACGGCAACACCGTTGCCGATGAGTCCGAATTCACGGCCATCACCGGCAACATTTGCACCTATCTTACCCTCTTTAATTTTTACTCCTCTCAAGCCCATTATTCAGCTTTTTTATTGGTTTCGTCAGTATCATCTTTAAAGTCCTCAGAGTCCTTAGAGTCATTTGTCGAAGGGCTTGTAGCGGCTGTAGAAATCGCATCCAGTTTCTTATTTCCGTCATCAATCACCGATTTCCTGTTTTTGCCTTCAGCTTCAGCGTCCAGTATCGCAATAACGCCAGCACTTGTAGTTTCAGCTTCAATAGCTGCGATAATGTCAGCAGCTTTACCCAGATCATTCGTTGCTTTGCCTTTTACATTTTCCTGATTACCGTCTCCGGTATCCGTTAACGGCACTTCAGCAAATTTCTCCTTGTCGTATTCTACGCTCATCGATGCAAATCCTTTGTCGGTAAAAAACTCACCTTTTTCGTTTACAAACAGCGTTTTAAAACCGAATTCTCTAGCTAGTTTCCGGCCTTCTTTCAGCTTTTCTTCTGATATTTTCATTTGAAAATCATGTTTAGATTAAAAATTAACGTAGAGACAAGGAATGCCTTGTCTCTTTAGTTAGTGCGATTAAGCCGGTTTGCCCGACACGATAGCCCCGATTTCCTGATCAATTGAAGGCATACAGATGAAGAAATTGCGCATGGCGATCAAATACCGTTGATTCTGTGCATCAGGCAAATCTTTGTAGGTTTTAATCAATCCGGCTGCTTTTCTTGCAAGTCCCTTATTGAATACAACAGATGCACGACGATGATCTGAAGTGACAACTGCACCAAATGCCAATTTAGCTTTGGTTGCCACGTTGAAGAAAGGATTGGCTGCGTACTCTCTGATTTCAAATCCCAATTGATTGGTAATAATACCATCTTTGAAGTTGGCGTAGGATTGTTTAAAATCCTTGTCTGCTAATACCAGGTCATTCACGTGATCAGAACATAGCACTAAACGCAAATCCTCTAAAGCAAAATCAGCAGCACTCCAGGCTTCGCGTAAAGCAACAACATCATCCCAGGTCAAACGCAAACGTGTTCCGTCTTTTGTTGCAGCACCTGTGGTCAGCAATACCGGAGTTTTCAAAGTATGCCCTGCCGGAGCAAGGGCGTGGATCGACTTTTTCAACCTGTTTTTAACAATTGATCCGGTATGTGATTTAACTACCTCTCCAATCTTATCGTAGGCCAGCGCGAATAATTCATCTTCAGTTACGGGTGTAACTTTTGTCTGGTACTTATCAAGTGTGATAGCTACAGGCGTTCCATTAAGTTCTTGTAACGGAATAGGGTAAGTAGTATTATTAATTAAAACATCTGGCTCAACTCCAAAAAATACACTATTAATGGTCTGCATCTCAGAGTCACCAGTTACATATTGGCTCTTATCAGGTATTCCATCCAAAAATGTATCTTTCATAGCTGCACTAATAGAATTTATGGCAGCCTTATCCCACACCTGCTGGTAGAATGTCTCCTTTACAATGCCACTCATTTGCAATGGAGCGAACGATAGGACGAATAATCCTCCCG